TGCTTGCCTGATGTTCTTTAATGATCCGTTGGGCGCGAGCGATCGTGGATTTACTGACCGTGACGAATTCAGGTTTATCAATAGAATCAGATGCCCAGGTGTGTGCGTACTTGGACTGATTGAAGGTGTATTCGGCTTCATTGCCGAACGCAGCACAAACGCAAGCCCAGACTTCGACACCGCTATGTTCCAGAATGTCTTTCTGAGTGAGTGGTAGGGCTTCATCTGAAGAAGATGATTCACCAGCCACCGTTTCAGTTGGAAGCTCAACATCGACAGGTCTGGCTTCGTCAGATGCAGGAATAATTTCTGGAATATTTTGTTGTTGGATTTGTGGTACCAAGCGCATTGCTTCACGGTGGATCTGTGCGATAAATGCATCCCCCTGCGCTTCCAGATCCTTACGGCTGATGTAACTCATCGCAGGTCCGCGCCAATTCTTATCGAACACGGCCACCGCACCCGCAAAGAACGCACCAGAGGGAACCTGTTTTTCATCAGCTGGGATAAACCAATCCGGTAAATCAAAACCAATACGCCCACGAATAAAAGCAATGTGGTCGGCATCTTCTGGCCACCAGATTTCACTCGTCGCTGCCTTAATCAGAAATACGTAGCGCCCGCCTTTTTCACGCATTGCGCTGGCATGCTCCATGATGTATCGCATGCCGGTGATGTATTGATCGTCATGCTGGCTCGCACGGCTATATGGTGGGTTAGCGAATGCCGCGCCGTTTAGTTCTTTCAGACGTTCTGACCAGTCCTGAGTTATCGCATTGTCTTCTGCGGTATAGAAAGCACTGCACTTCGCGTTCTCACCATCGCTAAACAAGTCGAGGACTAACGGTCCAAACATTGCATTAATACCCCAGAAAATGTTGTCCGGAGTGCGCCACTGATCGCCAACTTCTTTCAGTTTGTGAGCTGGTTGCTGGCGCAATGTATTCAGAGCCAGGCAGTATGGATTTTGGTTTGTTGTTTTGTTCATGCTGCAGCTCCTTGCGTTCCACATTGGGCCTGCTCTTTCCAGATGGCATTCCAGCGGCTAATAGCAAAAGACGGACTCTGCTTGCGCAGGTTCGCCGCACTGGCTGCTTTACAAACTTGCTTTTCAAGTTCGCTCGGTTTGGTCTGTGAGATGGTGCCACTCATGTACCGGCGGTATGCCGCATCACGTTCCGTCGTGTCCCCCACTGAAACCTCACCCGGCTTGACCCACTTCCCATTCACGTTTTCAGGTCGGCCAGCGGCAGCCCACTTAGAGGCAGACTGGAGATAACCCGGGAATTTTGCATTCTGGAACAGCGTGGAAGGACGGAGGTACTCGGCCATCTTGATATCGGCACCCCACTTCGCCTGGCTGTAATCCACAACCAGCTTCAGGTCTTCAGCACTAAAATCTTCACCCAGTCGGGCACGAATGTTTTCCAGAGAAGATTTGCTGACCTGGTACCGTGAACCTGTCGTGAGATTCAGATGTGCCAGAACGTGTTTAGCCAAATCAGTAATTTCAACTTCACGGTCGGTCTGCGCAGCAGGCTGACGAGAGTCTTTATCTTCTGATGGATCTTGTTTTGAATTTACTGACGGATCCCCGCCAGATTCTGGAGGGTGAAAACCCGGTTTCTTGCTGGATTTTGACCCGTCAAATTTTGATGCATCAGATTTTGACCCGTCAGATTCTGACGCCTCAGAAACTGGAGGTAGAGAAAGTGCCGCAGTACGAAGTTTCTCAACATTCAGCTGGTAGACGTTTGACGCATTACGGTTACCCTGACGGCGTTGGCGGCGAGTTATCCAGCCTTCGGTTTCCAGCTTGCTCATCGCAGTGCGTACAGTGCTGACACCGGCACCAATCTGACGAGCAATGGTTTCGACTGACGGCCAGCACACACCTTCATCACTGCTGAAGTCAGCCAGGCGCGCCATAATCACTACGCTGGAGATCTTCATGCCCGACGCCGCGCAGCCGTCCCACACATAGCTGCTTAACTTAGTGCTCATTCGTCCGCCCTTGTGAATTTTTCCCTGAACCGCTCAACTGGCTGCATACAGTCATGTTCATAACCTTCACGTCTGAATATGACTTGCTGCTTTTCCCTGTCGTAGCCGATAACCCTGACGATGTTTCCTCGCCAGTCACGGTACTTGCGGTCAAGATCTTCCACTCTTCCCGCCCCTTCTCATTCATGCTTGAGAACGCATCTACCAAACCGGTTTCTGGCTGGTAGTTGTGACTGCCGTCCTGCGAACGTACTATTCCCATATACCGAAACGGGGAATCACCAACCAACGGCACGCATCTAAATTGCTTCGCTGGTCTGAATCGGTTTAAACTGTTCATGCGTTAAAGTTCTCCACTGAATCGACACGCCACGGCGCCCGGAGCTGCACACTCGCGGGCGTCACTCTTTCTAGACGCAACAAAAATATCTACTGAACCTTCAGAAACACCGTACAGCGCCATCAACCCCATAAAGCCGTGAATCTGGTGACGAATGGTGTTTTGAAACAGCTTCGATAACGTTTTCTTTTCCCCGCTATCAATGACGCCGTCTTCCATGGCTGCAAACTTCGCCTGGTCCAGCTTTCCTTTAACCGCGTTCGCTTCCATCTCAAGTTGGAACAAGTCCACATTGTCGATTGATTCAGGTGCAGGTACTCCCACCAGCAGCTTTCCCCGACGCGTTGCAAAGTATTCAGCTAGCAATGAAGTGCCAGACAGGTCTTCCATTCTTTCCAGTTCGTTGATGCTGAAGAAACGGCTACCAACTTTCTGATACATGTGGTTGTGGAACTGATCGATGGACATATCCAGCGCAGCCGCCATCCCTAAACGTCCGGATGGGTATGCCTTACACATAGCGCTTATTGCTGATTTGATGTTGTCTACCATATTGTTTTTCCTTTGGTAGTTATCGTTGCGATGAAACACCAGTATCTTTATTGGTATCAGTGCGTTTACTTGAACTTGGGAAAGGTCGAATTTCTTCTGCTTCTATTTCCCCGTCATCATGAATTAGGACGTTTACCTTTCGACCTTGCTTTATCGCCTTGCTGATCGCGCTTTGATACATACCTAACTCAGCCGCTGTTTTTGACTGTCCGTTAGTAAGAACGTAATCAGATAAAGGAATTTTCTGCATACCTTCCTCCTCGTTATTGATAGCAAAAGTATCACCTCTAGTGATAAATAAGTCAACACTAACGGTGATTGGTGATTATTCCTTGCGGTGATAAATTGTTAGTATGAAAAAGAAGCCTCTCACACCAGAACAATTGGCTGATGCCACAAGGCTGAAAGCCATTTTTGATTCAAAAAAGAAACAGCTTGGCTTATCTCAAGAACTGCTCGCTGAGCAGATGGGGATGGGGCAAAGTGGTGTTGCACAACTTCTTAACGGTGCGAATGCTATCAATACAACCCATGCAGCTCAGTTCGCTAAGATACTTGGGGTAAAAGTAGATGATTTCAGCCCATCATTGGCAGCTGAGATATCATCAATGTATGCAGCGATCTCAATGGGTAATTGCACCTCCAGGCGTTTTGAATATCCTCTGCTAACTGAAGTACAAGCAGGTTCTTTCTCTTCAGTAAGCACCTTCACTGAGCGCGATGCTAAAATGTGGGTCGCTACCACAACCAAGGCCAGCAACAATGCTTTCTGGCTCGAGGTTGCCGGTCATTCAATGACTGCTCCCCCAGGAAGTAAACCAAGTTTTCCTGAAGGTATGCTTATTCTGGTAGATCCAGAGGAAGATGTTGAACCTGGAGATTTTTGTGTTGCCGGTATTTTTAATGATTCAGAAGTAACCTTTAAACGCTTTGTCCGCGAAGATGGGAAGCCATGGCTCGAACCATTGAATCCTAACCCGAGATACCAAAGCATTGAATGTAATGAAAATTGCCGAATAATAGGCAAGGTAGTTAAGGCCCAGTGGCCTGAAGAAATATTCAATTAAAATAGGCCCTAACGGGCCTTTTTCTTTTCAGCCCCTCCGCAAAAAACTAAACCCTTCATAACTCAATAACTTATCACTAACGGTTATATTTTTATCACCACAGGTGTTGACTGAATAATCACTATTGGTGATACTGATGTCATCGAATGCGAGCCTGCTTCGATAAAATTACAAAATGCCTTACATCCCTGTTCTGGCGGCCCGTTTGTTTCCCGTTGATGTCGCGGTAACCGCCAGCTTTTTCACACTACAGGAGAGAGTACTGGCGCATGACGGGCCCATAACCCAATCCATGTGTTAGAGAGCGGCGACTCTTCCAGTGCTCTCCCCTGTGATGTGGAGAACTTACCAGTGGCCTGTGCAGGGGCTTAACCAGGAGAATTAACGTGATTAGACCGATTCTGAAAAACCTATTTATTTACCGCTTATCTCGTGATGTAACGATCATGTCCGATGAAGCAACGTTCGCAAGCCAACTACAGGCTTTTATTTTCTCGCCGTGCGGCAGCCAGGACATGGCAAAAACAGGTTGGGTTTCACCTCTGGGTTCATTGTCTGATCAACTGTTCCATCTTGCTGGCGCGCAAATCCTTCTTGTGATCCGTCGTGAAGAAAAAATCATTCCGGGCGCAGTTATCAAAGACGCGTTAGCAGATAAGGTTTCGAAACTTGAATTAGATCAGGGTCGCCGTCTGAAGAAAACTGAGAAAGACTCGCTTCGTGATGAAGTTCTTCACTCACTTTTGCCCCGTGCCTTTACTCGTAACTCGTTAACCAAAATCTGGATCGATGGCAGTAAGGGGCTGGTTATTGTTGATACCGTCAGCTCAAAACGCGCCGAAGATGCTCTTGCCCTACTCCGTAAAACCCTCGGTTCCCTGCCTGTGGTTCCATTAACAATGGAGTCACCAATTGAGTTAACTATGACCGAGTGGGTACGTAGTGACAGTATGCCAACAGGTTTCACCATGCGGGATGAAGCAGAGTTGAAAGCAATTCTGGAAGGTGGCGGTGTGGCGCGGGTAACCAAACAAGATTTGGTCAGTGATGAGGTGGCCACACACATCGAAGCAGGGAAAGTGGTTACTCGCCTGGCTCTAGACTGGCAGGAACGAGTTAGTTTCACGCTGGATGATTGCATGGTGATCAAGAAAGTGAAGTTCACTGACTCTCTACTTGAGCAGAACGACGACATCGACCGTGAAGATGTCTTACAGCGATTCGATGCTGATTTCATTCTTCTTACTGGCGAACTGTCACAGCTAATTACGGATCTGTCTGCTGCCCTCGGCGGCGAAGCACAGCGATAAACAACTAATTGCGAAAGCCCATTTTCAATGGGTTGGGCTTTCTACATCCAAAATTCAGCGGAAATATCCACTGGAGGACTGATGAACCACCTCGAATTTATTGAGAAAAATGTTAAAGAACAACTAATTAAACAAGGTTTTTCTTTATCAGTCGCTCAGGGGGGGGGCTTGGCAAGCGATTGATTTGTATAAACGAATGTCGCAAGCAAGTAAGAAAGGTGGAATGTTCGATGATGTGATGCGGCATGCAAAAGCATGGGCAGATAAGCAAGTTACCACCGCTGAAGTCATCAAGAAAAAACGCGCTACCCGTAATAACCAAAGCACCCTCTTATGAGGCAAAAAATTCAGCGCCGGTGCAGTGGCGCTCTTATTTAGTGGAGAACTTAATGTCTTATATTCAGACCTTATCCGGGAATCATATCGATTTCCGTAATATAAACCCGGATCAAATCACGATCGAAGATATCGCCACCGCGCTCTCAAACTGCTGCCGCTTCGCCGGTCACCTGCCAGAGTTCTACAGCGTGGCCCAGCATAGTGTGCTCACCAGTTTGCTGGTTTCACCAGAGTTTGCCCTGGAAGCGCTACTTCATGACGCTCAGGAAGCATATGTCTGCGATATTCCATCACCTTTGAAGATGCTGCTGCCGGATTACCGACAAATTGAAAACTACGTGGAATCAGTGATCCGCAGTAAGTTCGGCCTGCCAGAAACCATGAGCGAACCCGTTAAGTATGCGGACCTCATCATGTTGGCAACCGAACGCCAGGAACTCGATATTCACGATGGTTCCGAGTGGCCTGTTCTTGCCGGTATTCCCGTAACAGACCTGTTCACGATAAACCCGCTTCGTCCAGGGCAAGCCTACGGTCTGTTCATGAAGCGTTTCGCCGATTTAACGGGGGCAACATGCAACGCTTAAGCGATATGTCCACCAGCGAACTGGTAACAATGGCAAGCAA